TTGTAACTTATTGAAAATCAATGATTTGCTTTATCTCTTTTGAAGTGGGCAACTATACCACAAAAAGGGTAAAGTGGCTTAAAACGCCTAAAAACCGCCTTAAATCGAATTTACATATATTAACACCTGACAAAACGGCTTATTTAGTTAATATAAGGTTAAAAGCAAATATATCTTTGCTAAAACAATATGAAAGTATATAAGGTATAACAAAATGATATTTTGACTATAAAGGAACGGAAACAATATATATTAAAGTGAAAATCTAACAAAAAAGTAAGGTTTTATATTGATATTCAATAATTTAGACAAAGCAAAGAAAATAGCAAAAATGTTTCACTTTTGCTATAAGTGAAACATCTAACTAATTGATAATCAAAGAAATAAATAAGGTAGAGGGTGTGCTTGCTGGTGCGGATTCCATATATATATTCTGCCCCGATTTTTGAGTTTCATTTTTGGGCTGGCAACTTCACCAAAACTCTTCCAGCTCCCATAAAACTCCCAAAATTCATTTTCCGAAAATTTTCCCCGACCACAAAATTTCAATTCGTTTTCTGGCAAAATGTAAAACTGGAGAGATTTTTATTATGATGATACCTCCAGCTCCACACCATTCTTGGAAACATTCCTTAACAATTCGCCAACTATTCCGTAAACATGCCCACAACAAGCCGCCAAATGCTCCTAACAAGCTCCAATAATGCAAAACAAATTTTAAGCCTCTCTGTACCACTTTCTCCATGATGGTGGATAAGTTGTCCATCCAGCACAAGAAATGCCGTCAAATCGAAAATAAAGCGGTAATATGGCTTTGAATAGTATGAAAAGTGTGCTGGAAGTTTAGTTATTCAATAAAATGAACTATAATTGCGTTAATTTTAAGCTGGAAATGGATATTTCCGAAAAATATACTTACCTTTGCTGAATATTCACAAATTGATTCGTACATATTCCCCAAAATGAAAACAAAGAAGCAAGTAATAGATTTCTTTAAGTCCAACCATTTCGCATCGGCAGAAGACTGTGAAATGGTTTCTTTATTTTGTCAAAGCAACTGTGGGCTTACTCCAAAAGATTTTCCTACGTTTACAGAGTCTGGAGCTATCAATTCCCAAACATTCATCGACTGGTATCGCAACGGATTTGGAATTGGCGATATAGTTCTTGATGAGAAAACTGGAAGCTATCATGTTATTAGTAGCTCGTCTATATCTCCAGTTCAATCCTGTGCCATTCTTTCCAATCTGGAAGAAAATGGAAAGAAATGGAAGAAAGAAAACTGCGAGCTTGATTCTAATAGGCTTTCTACTGTTAGCGATATTGACAACAAGACTCTAACTATTTCTTTAGCCAAGCAAGGTTTTGAATTTGATTACGAAAAAAAGACTTTGCGCAAAAAGTACATACCAGAAATCAACGAGCGTGTGGAATTTTCTTGTGGCAATTATATTGGACTGGGGGTTGTCAGATCTATAAATCCTGTTGAAAATATCATTGAGTTCTTTTGCTATTTCATTTACAGCGACAAGAAGATTGGTTACAGTATGCACGAAACTGGAGTATGCGATGTAATGTCCTTCCAGTTTAACCCAATGACCGTAGTTGCCGCAAGAAGGCTTAATAGGGAGTTGGAAAAGTTCGGTAAGGTCTGGAATGATAAGCTGCATAGAATTGAGCCAACCGAGCCTAAAGTAGCCAAGGGAGAAAAATACTGGTATATCTCTGATAAGATGACTGTTGTAACGGATAGGGAAAAAGGAACTCCAACGTCTCATTTCCGTTACATAGCTGGCAATTATTTCAAGAGCTATGATGAGGCGTTGGAGTATTTAGGGCGGTTCCAGGAACTTCTGCGAGACAGACTTGCACTCTAAAATGACAAATTTGCCTGTTTTTAGCCTCTCTGAGCGATTTTCTATTCTTCTCTGGTAACTTGTACGTCTGAAGGAGAAATAACGCTTTGGAAGCCGTGTTTTGCGTTCCATCGTTGAATTTTAGTTGCCGAGAACATATTGGGGCGTAATTTTATGCCGCCATAGGTGTCTGGCTTGTCTTTGGCGAATGTTGAGAAGAAGTCTTCTTGACTTGGAGTGTTTGGACGGCTATCCAGCTCTTTTTGGAAAAACTGGAAGATGAGATTGCGGTTAAGATACTTCTTGTCTTCCTTCACGTCTATCACTTCCAAGCCATCATCGCTAAACTCGAAATGATCGCAAAGGAAGTTGTAGACAAGTTTTTCCATAGGCGATAGATTCTCCCACTTCTCGTCTGTCTCCGAATGTTCGATGATACTGGCTATATACTGTTTGTTAAGTTCACGCTCTTTGTTGACTTCGCCTTCTCGTGTTCGTCTTGACCTTATGTTGGGGTGCTGGGAGTCTTCCATGGGTTCTGCATTAGGATTCTGAATACGGCTCCAATCAACTTGGCAAACTTTCTCTCCATTTCCGACAAGCTCAAAGTTCCAGTCGATGATGTTGAATTTTGTCAGACGGTCGAGATTATCTGTTGCTGTTATGCTGACGAGTTCATCATTGACGTAAATGTCTTTGTCTGCTATATCAGCTCTGGCATTTGTAATGGCAACGCTGGCGATGTCTTCAACTTCACTTTTGGAGAGAATAAGCTGGGAAGTATCTACTGTTGCTTGCTGTTTGATAAGTTCTCCAGTTTCGTCATCGTATTCCGCATCTTGATCATATCTTGCATGAAGTTCCTGGTTGAAGTTATAGAGAAACAGCTTTACATCATCATCAAGACATTGGTGGATGTCCTGGATGAAATTTAGAACTTCTGAAGCTGGGAAGTATGGGTACTCGACTTTCTTGAAATGCTTGCCGCCTTTTTCTAACTTTGGAAGATTGCCTGGAAGTTCCTCTGCTGTTTCTTCTGTTTCAGACGGCTCAAAATTTTCAAAAAATTCTCCAGCTTGCTGGTTATTTTTTTTATTATTTATTTTATTATTTACTGTGTTGTATTTTTGCAACACCCCTGTTGTATTTTTACAACACTTTTCGACCATTAGTGCTGCAAAAATACAACACCCCTGTTCCTCAGAAATCGTGCAATTTTCATCAAAAATGGCATTTGAAAAGGCATTTAAGGTCTCTTCATCCAGAATATCGCTGAGGTTGTGTAAAAATGCAACACTCTCTGTTGTATTTTTGCAACACTCGTTAATTACAGTTCTGCATTTTTGCAACAGGTGCTGTATTTTTACAACACTTTTATCGCTTTCAGTGCTGCATTTTTGCAACACCTGTTGCACTTTTACAGCACCTTGTGTATTTTTACAACAGGTGCTGTAATTTTGCAACGGTTGTTGTATTTCTGCAACACCTGTTGTATTTTTACACAATGAACCAGACATACCCATAAAAGCATCGGAACAGTTGTGTAAAAATACAACACCTAAACCTTCCAGTTCTTCAAAATTACCAATGGACAGTGCATCAATGAACTGCTGCTTGTTGCTATTATTTGTGTTGTGAAAAGCAGAAATTAATGACAAATACATATCGCCATCAACAGAAACGGAATCTCCGTCAATAGTGATAAGTCTCATAACTTCCAGCTTATCTAATGTTTTTTGTACTGTACGCCAATTCATCTGACAAGCAGTTGACATGCGTCTACGAGAGATTGTAAACGATGTCGGCTTGCCAGAGCGTAACTTGAATAAAAACTCGTCAAACAGGTATGTGAATACCGACAAGTTGTTTGGTGCGCCCAGCATCATTGCTGTTTCACGATGGTGCTGGGAGTACGGAATTTGTGAGAAATCTATTTGTTCCATATAATTTGGGTAAAAGACGGAGCCGTTTGAAACGACTCCATCTATGAAAACTCGATTACGATAATAGCTTGCGCTTTGCAAGATTTCTTTCGCATGTTGCTCTCTGGATTGTCTTGCCCCATGATTTCATAAGGCTCTCATACGAATCCTCGAATAGTTTGCAAGTTAGATCATAGAGCTGTGGTAGCATTTTAAGCTCTTTTTCAATGTAGTCCATTGCGTTGCCTTTATATAAAATATTGTTCATGCGTGTATACACGTTGATGTGATACTTTGCGTTGAACTCGCTGTATAAAAGGTGATATGAGCCTCTTGTATTTGATACGCCATTTTTGCGAATTATTTGAGTGATGCGTTGTCTCATGTCAGCAAGCGAAATGTTTGCTACCAGTCCTTCGATGATTTCTTCTTTGTGTTTGTTCTCGTCTGCAAGCAGTTTTACTCGTTCCTTTTCTGTTTTAAGTTGAGTGGCAAGTCCGATGATGAAGTCTGGATCGGTCAAAGCTTTCTCAATGGCTGCTGGAGTCATGTATGCACCGTGTTTGCGGATAGACGGAATAACATCGTTTGTTATCCAGTTTTGGAATCGTTCAGAGCCTTCTGTATTTGCTCTGAGTATTAATCGGTACATTTGTCCTTCGTCTCCGTATTTCATTCGTTGGATTCCACCATTTGTAGGGGTTTCCAAAACAGTAACCCCTTTGCAATGGTCAATAACCGCTTTTGCAGGGTTTGAATACTTCAATGCCTTTGCCACATCTGTTAAACAGAACAGTGGCTTATCAGATGTTCCAGCTGTTCTTATGTTTCCGAACTCTGGGTCGTTGAAAATTAGAATCTCATTCATTTTTGTTTCCTTTCTTGATAATTGTTTCACAGGTTTCTTGTACAAGTTTCATATATCCTTGCGCTTCTTCCAATGAAGCGTAAGGTGAGTTTTCTGCATCATAGCTCACACCATATCCAGCACTTCTTAGAATGTTGGGTGCAAACGAATTGATGAAGAATATCAGCACTTCTGCAAGTGTTGCTGGAAGCCCGATGGCGAGACCGTGACAGCTACTGCCGTCTGCGCCTGTTTGGAACGTGATATATTCATTGGTACATTCCAGCTTATTTTTGTCAGCTTGTATGCGCATAAGATATGTGCGCTTGAAGTGAATCTCGAAGTCCACATTACTGTCTGACTTAAAAAACTCTTTGAGCTGGAAGTCGAAGATGTCGAATACGGTTCTAATGTCAGATTCCGTACATTCCAGTATATTCTTATGAAGGACGGTTTTTAGCTCGTCCTTAGAAAGTTTTGTTATGTAATGTCTCATGCTAATGGATATTTGAAAAAGTCGTTGAAATAGTTGTTGAGTTCGTGATTGTCGCAAAATGTCTTACCTGTTTGCTTACAATGCTCGTCACATTCTTTCTTTAGTATGCAATCTTTGCATATAATTTCTTTAGTTATGATTTTTGCTACACAAACCATCGCCCAGATAATAGCGATGATCACGATGAGTCCTATAATATTCATTTTCTATGCGTTTATAAGTTTGTTCATTTCTTTGATTGCCTCTTGACAACGTTTAGCGTCTTCGTATCTTTCTTGACGGACAGCTTCTTCTTTGATGCTGTCTATATAGCGGCACATTGCAATGAGCAGATATTTGATGCTATGTACATACCAGAGATTCGTGTCAGTTGTGCATTTCTTAAACTCCTCGTCATATTTTAGATACGACAAGATTGCCTTTTGATTTAAGATGCTTCTTTTATAAAAACTCCACAGCGTAAATAACAATATGAGCATTGTGGCGGAATTTAATATAAGTAGTGCTGCAATCATTGTTCTGTGAATACTTTATCTTTGTTTAGGAATAGTTCACAATTCTCATCACCTGTTTTATGAGATTCTGGAATTTTATTCCATGCACCATTTGCTTCCATAAGTTCCTTGTGATAGAAGAAGCAGTTGTATCTATCCCAGCATCCTTTCTTGTTACAGAAGAAGTTTACGTTGTCTCGAATTTTATAATACGCTTCCTTTGTGATAAATTTGGCAGTGTCTGGAAGTTGCGGCTTGAAGCGTTCTGGAATACATCCTTGAAACCATACATTGTTAGACCGTTTGACAGTGCCATCCTTTTTAAGGATGTAGGCAGTTGTTCCACGGAAAGCAGAAAAATGAGGCAACTTTTGCCATTGATGGAAAATACAATGTAGACCGTTGACAATTTCACGGTCTGGATGTGGATGCTCGATTTTGTCGAGCCAGAAAGCGCAAGTAAAACAAAGTTGTCTCTTACGCATCATAATAGTAAGAATTGCCTGCTGATCAAAGTCGGCAAGTTCTGTTGGCGCACCACAACAAGAACACATATCCTTGTTTGCACACGCCTTCGTTGCATCGTTATTCGTCATAGTTGTGTGATTGTAGCCTTTCGGCTAAGTAAAATAAAGAAGATGCAAGGGCGCATGTGCTGCGCTTCAATTTAAGATGTTGTCCTTATTTTATGGACTCGAAGATGTTGTTTATTTCATCCTGTGTGATACCAATATATGTTTTAGTAATCTGGATGCTTGTGTGGTTAAGGATTTTGTTCAGTAGTATAAGACTCTCTGCACTACGATTGTGCGTTTCGTAAACATATCGTCCGAAAGTTTTACGGAATGTATGCGTGGAGAAGTTACCAATTTGTAATCGTACTTAAAATCCTTTAGCCGCTTGTTCACACACTGGATGGTGATAGGCTCTCCAGTAACTTTACTTTTGAACACAAATTCATTTTTGTCTGGACTTCCAAGCAGTTCATACAGTTCACGAATTTTTTTCTGCACAGACTTGTTGAATGGAATAGTTCTTGTTTTCTTCGTTTTCTGTTCTGTTACGGTGCAGCTATTCACATCAAGCACGTCTTTCCAATGAAACTGCAAGACATCTGAAGCTCGACACGCTGTACAGAAAGAAAGCCGTGCATACAGCTCCCAGATGTATTTGCCGTAAGTGTGTAGGCAACTTAGCAGCCTTTCATACTCTTCATACTCCAGATAATCTGAAGTGGTCAGTTGATTTTTCTTTGCCATGATATATTGTTTTGTTTCAATTTCTGTTGCAAAGGTATATAAATGAAACGAAGTTAGCAAGGAATACTTACGAAAACTATCCATATACTATATAAATTAACATCCATTTACAATAAAAGCGACAACATTTCGTTTGTTGCCGCTTTTATTTTGTGAAGCAGTTTAGAACTGCTTGATGAAGTCATCTATGTTGATGATAGAAATGCCGAGACCTTGTGCTTTTGTTATCTTGCTGGAAGTTGCATTGACATCTTTTACGATAAGATGGGTAGTCTTTTTTGAAACTCCACTTACTACTGTACCGCCAGTTTTGATGATGTGCTGTTCCAGTTCTGCGTTGCGAATACCAGAGAAGCAAACCGCCATTCCTGCACATTTACCTTGTGTATCTACAGATATTACGTTTGGTTGTTTGATGGTCAGTCCATTTTCTTGTATGAACCTATGGAACTTGTTAAATCCATGCCAAAATGACTTGTCGGTTTCAAGTCTGGAAGCTTCAACCTGTTTGTCGATGAACTCTGTGCCATATATGAAGTTTGGATTATATAGATTGCTTTTTATCTCATCTGGAAGTACATCAATTAGCTTTCGTGCCTTGATAGTTCCGATTCCAGGGAAGCAATCGCTCGCTTGCATCAGTGTAGGCAAGTCAATTCCAGATTTGATTTTCTCCATGTTGGCGAGGATGATATTGGCAGTACCTTCTGCAAAGCCTTCAATATCCAGAATGTTATTAGCTGTGATGTTAAGAATTTTCTGGATTGAGTTAAATCCTGCGTCATAGAGTTTGTCAAACATCATTTCGCCCATATCCTCTACGTCACATATTTTGAAGAAGAATATGATTTTAGCGAAACGGATGCCGTTGCAATCTGGATTGGTACACATCAATTCTTTGTGTGATTCATTCCATGCGGTTGGATGACCACAATGAGGACATTCCGCAAGGCTATCCCACATCGCCTCCAGTTCGTCTTGTGGGGCTGGCTCTATTGTCTGTAGAATCTTAGGAATAACACCGCCAGAACGTGTAACAAGAATCTTTGCGCCTTTAGCAATGCTCATATCTGTAATCCATCCAGCGTTATAACCAGTAGGATTTTCCATTACACAATCGCCAGTATTCACGGCTTCAATCTCTACAACAGGTTTTAATGCGCCAGCCTTACTTGCTCGCCATGTCACATTTTTCACAGTAGTCTCGAAAGCATCAGTGAAGTCTGGATGCTTGTATGCTATGGCGTACAGTGGATTTCCAGTTGTTTGATTCCTACCAATCTTATCCCAAAGTTGCAGGTCGTTGATATAGATAACAATACCATCTATAGGATAAAGGAGTGACCAACTTTTGAAAAGAGCGAGCATAGAACTTTCCGCAGCTTTTTTAGCCTGTACAAGTTTGAATAGCGGCTCTTGATTGAAGTCAGTGCATAGTTTAGCAATAACTTTGTCGAATGTTTTGAACTCGCTTATTGCGGCAGCATCAATGCCATATCTGAAGAACGAAGCATATTTGATTTCATTGCAAGGTTCATCACGGTTTAAGAAACCAGCGGCAGTGTTACGAGGCGATTTGTATGGCTCTCCAGTGTATTGGGACTTTTTACCGTTGAAGTTTGCTTCCCAGCTTTTTCTGGAAATGATAAATTCGCCATAAGTATAATGATAGTCGGTGTTGGAATGGATGTTGGCGGCGATACAATGTTTTGTGCAGTCTTGCCCTTCGTTTTCAGCACCGCCACGAGACCACGCCTCTCCAGTGGTTTCATTATGAAGTAGTGATAAGCCATCGAACTTTGGCATAAGAACAATTTGTGTGTCACCGTTTAGACCAAGTGAAGTGAGCCATTTCTTGACATCGTTGATGTTTTTCACCTTGTTAAGCGATTTCATAGGAAGTGGCAGCTTGCGCTTTCGTGAATTGGACACTGGGGACGGCTCTATGCTGTTGAACCACTCATCGTTTGGGGAAATGCCTCTTAATTGTTCAACAAGACTATCATATTCGCTATCACTGATAGTTGGATTTCCAGTCCTATACTCTTCGTTGTGTTTCTTGATTTTGTCAAGAAGCTCTTGTTTAGATAAATTCTCCATAGTTGAAATAATAATGGGGCAAATCAATGTAGAATCAATTTGCCCCTGTTAATGTTCTGTTTGTTACTCTTTTACATACAAGGAGCAACAGCAATGGTCATGCAAACGATAATTGGAGCAAGGACAATGCTTGTCTTCTGAATCGTTATGGCAAGGACATTCGCCATTATTACGCTCTATGCCTCGTGTTACTCCTTTTACGATTTTATCGTTAGGGTTGAGCTTCCAGCCCTCTTTAATAAAATACTCCATAGTTACTTCACTCCTGTATGTCCGTAACCGCCATCGCCACGCTCTGTTTCATCAAGCTCATCCGTAACAACCCATTCGGCTTGTTCGTACTTGGCAATAACCATCTGGGCGATACGTTCACCATCATTGATGATAAAAGGTTCGTGACCATGATTGATAAGCTCTACGCCAATATCTCCACGATAATCAGAATCTCATTTGTTATCCCATCGGCTCTTTATCCGACAGTTCTACACCTTTATATATTCGTGCAGTTCAGACTATATCATCACCAGTTTTATAGACTGGGCAGGGCACTCGTGTTAGGATTATTATTTACGCTATTCACCTATTAGTCGTTGAACCTTCTCGCTACTTTTATGCGTTTTGCGAGCTTGGCTGCTGATTATCCAACATATCATATATTGGACTTCCCAGCAATTCACCCTGTTTTAGAACGACAGATTGCATGGTGCAGTTTGTGTTGAATATGTATTCCAATCGTTGTTTTGCTTCTTCATCAGGCGCAAGGTCAATAATTGTTTGCTTATCAATCTTACCTTCAGAAATGGCTTTTAATACATAGTTGCCAACATTTTTATGTAGCCAAGTATGTATTTTGTGTGTTAGTAAAATAAGATTATCGGGATTATTTGAATGTTTATCAGCATCTTTGTGATGAACAATTAATGTTTTTGGTAATTCTTCGACCCCCAATATCTTTTTTACTGTTTCACGATGTAGTGTAAATTTTGGACATGGAGCTTTAATATACCCATCACTATTTAGAGTTCTCCCTTTGTAGTTTGGGTTTCTGCTTCCTTGAAATTTTACAGGCAAATCAGCTATTTGACAATTCTTTGAACAATAATGACTTCTGTAAATATGTGATGGCTTAACAAAATATTCTTTACCGCAATATTGACAGATCATCTTTACTTTCTTAGAATATCTAATGTGATTGTATTTGCCCATACATTCACGACTACATGTCTTGTATTTCCTTGCTCTGCTTGGATTTACATACTCAATTTTTCCACATACTGCACACTGTACCTTAATTTTATTTACTTCCATACTTTTGTGTTTTATATGGAAGAATAGTGTTGATTAGTTTATCGTTCCTGGAGAATTTAGACAAGTAATACCATTCTTGATAGCCAGACCGCTGCGAGGGCGAATTTGCGCCTCGTAACCAACTGGAAGTGCGATGTGAAGACCTGTCGGAATCAATACTCGCTCGCCAGGAGCTAGTGTTATAGGGCTATCAATGTTTGCACGGAGATCCATACCAGCAGAGCCAGAGGTTGCATACTTGGGCAGTTCGTGCTTTGATTTGTTGATGATTTTGATTTTCATAATTACTCTTTGTTTTTGTTCTTTTTATATTTCATTCCTTTTCTCACCATTTTGCTGTTTTTGTAGTATTTCCTTTCTATGCCACAAAGTTTGTCGTATTCTTCTACACGCAACACTCCAAGGTCATCGAAAGTTACTTCGATGTCATCCTCCAGTATTCTGAAGTACAGTCTGTTACATGAAATGCTTTCGCCAGAACACGCACAATGGATTGATTGAGGACGGCAATTAAAAGCATTTGCCGTTGCGTTCAAGGACTGGAAGATTGCAACCAGTCGTTTGAGAGGGTTAAAAACTAAGATGCGCTTTGGCTCACTCAGAATGTTTCTTGCCATTATCTTTTATCTTATTTATAGACTTCTCGTCAAGGCGCATAAAGGCGTGCTCCAGAATATACGAGTCAGATACAGCAACCCCATTTGTAAACAAATCGTGGCATCTGTCACACATATACGCTAAGAAATCTGGTTCGACAAAAGATAAAAATAGGTACACCAAGGAACCATCAATTAAAATATGCCCATCGTTATTGATGAACATGCACTTGTTTTCGTCAAGTTCATACGACTTGATAAGTGCTTGAATTTGAAATCCGCACGTTTGTAGAAAATCATCAACCGTCAGTTGGTTGCTTTGAAGATAAGAGGTGGCATCGAAAACACTGCCATTATCAGTTGTAGTTCCGAAGAGCAGTTCGGGAAATTCTGGAAACGCTTGCTCTTTACATTGAATGTTCAAAGGCTTTCCAGAAGGTTTGAATGTCATTAATCAAGTTCTGCTTGTTTCTGCTTCTGCATTGAAGGCGACCAGAGGATAGCTTCAGCCTTGTCGAATTTGATGTCACGGATGATATATTCCTGCATTGAGTTCTTGAAATGCTTGTGAATACGATCGGCAGCATCTGTGTTAGACGAAGCTGGAGTAAAAATAGTTTCGCTATTCATCTTTTCTTTTCCAGACTTTTCATCAACAGTAGGGAGCATTACCTTTACGCTGTAGATTCCAACTCCAGAATCTTCGCCCTCGGCAAAGAAATTGCAGACAAGTCCACCGATGAGTTTGTCATCATGGTCAAGCGTTTCGTTAAAGAGCATTTCCGAAATCTTTGTCTTAACGATTTCGATAGTAGCGTCACTATACTGTTCTCTATTCTCAGCCTCCAGTAAAGCATAAGCCACAGCTTCAGCTTCTGAATAGCTCGTTGCGTAAACTAACTCTTCTGTTTTGGTTTTTTGCAATTGACCGTCAGCAGCCTCTTTTGTCCACTCGGTTTTGATTCTGTAATAATTTGATGTTTCTTTCATATAAACTTTTGTTGAGTTAAAAAATCAGTTGCAAAGATAGTCACCTTTCGTTTTATATACAAACGAAAATGTGTATTTAACATATTATTTAACATAGCAGCAGTGCGTTTGTAGGCGTTTTGAAGTTATGCTGTTTTTCAAATTAACACAGTGAAAATCGTTTTCGTATGTCGCTTTAACCTTCAAATATCCATGTTTAGGAAAACGGTATTCAATAGGTTTTTCTATTCTTCAGAAAGAAATTTTTATAGTTAATGGCAACAGTTGACACAAAAGAAAAAGTAGATCTTGAATTGTTGGAAAGTATCTATCGAACCAGCAAAAAGACCATACAAGAATATGTAAGAGAAATCGACAGGCATTGTCGATTTAAGTCAGTGCAGCATACAGTCAATGATGGCTGTGTGCTGGATGACCGTGGACGTATTATAGATATATATGATGCCTGTGTGGAACAGGATGCCCATTTACGTTCCGTACTTGAAACCCTGAACTCCCAGATACTCGGTGAGCGTTATATGATGTGTCGTATGAATGAGAAGGGACGGTATGTCAAGGATGTGGGAGAGACACAAAAAGTACAAGGCTCGTCATTTATTAAGATTATTAGTGGTATTGTGGAGTCAAAAATGTTCGGTTATACAGGATTGCAAATTCTCCCAGATATAGACCCTCGTACTGGTAAATTGGCTTGTGTAAATCAAATAGAAAGACGCAATATTCTTCCAGACCAAAGAAGAATTGTTCGCAGACAGGGGATGTGGAATCCAGGATGGTCGTTTGATGACCCACAATACCGTGACTACTATGTACTTATTAATTCTGGAAGTCTTGGTTTATTTTCGGCTACTGCTCCTTTGATTCTTGCCAAGAAATTCACCTTGGCTAACTATGTGAATTTTAGTCACACATACGGACAGCCAATCATTCATGGAAAGACAGAATCCGAAAACACCAATGACCGTAAAAAGTTGGCTAACGATATAGCTTCGGCAGCACAGAACAAAGTTATTGTGACAGGCTTGAATGATGAAGTTGACATCAAGACGTTCACAATGTCAAACTCGGAACATATATTCACAGGATTGATAGGCTTGTCCAACAAGGAAGTTTCAAACCTTATTCTTGGCTCAGAGGATATGGCTGGAGAAACACAGTCGTATGTTGGTTCTACTCGTGCGCACCAAGATGTGTTTCGTGATAGAATTGAAGTGTACCGTGAGTATATAGAAAATGTTATGAACGAGGAAATCATACCTCGTCTTGTCGCTATGGGTTATTTGAAGCCTGGTAATGTATTCAAGTACGCCAAGCGTCTTGAAATGTCAGACAAAGACCAGATAGAACTTTACCGATTCCTTACGGATAAGTTTGAGATTAGTGCTGATGAGATAGAAAAAACTTTTGGCGTGACCGTTGGCAGGCAGTTGAACTTGGAAACTGGATGTGCTGGTGGCGAAGGCGTTGTCCGTGGTGGTGATGGTGGCCAGTATGTTATGACAGACGAAGAGTATTATAAGCGATATGGGCGGCATCGTGGAGAAGCCGTAAATTTTCTTCGGGAGAGAAAGTAACAGGTAGCACTTCTCTCTCCAGTGTACAGGCAAACAGACTACCAAATGATGATGAGGATAAGAAGAAAGCCGAATACGAAGTATTATTGGCAGTTTTCTCCAGATTCATAGAAAGTCTTGCTAATGAGGCTGATTCGCAAGAAATACTGGAAGAGCTTATGGATTTGCGAGCAGAGTTCTTGATACAGCACGCTTTGTCTGGTTTCGATATTGAATATGGCGAAGCACTTGAACTATTGAGAAATGCAGATGGCTTGACAAATGAACAATCAGCAAAGCGTGATATTATTGTTGCTGCTGTTGACAATCTCATAGATTTTGCTGTTGCTGAAGAATATCAGATGGCACGAGAACTTCCCAGTTTAGATGATGAAGAATATGATGAGGAAGATTATGAGGAAATCTTTGAGAAATACAATAAACGTTATGCGGAAGTTGAAAATTCAGACGCTGAGTATGCTATGATTATTGCAGCTGGTCTTGTTGGCGTTGCTGATGGGACTATGTTGACATATATGACGCAGGGCGATGAGCGAGTAAGACCTTGGCATTTACAGTATGAAGGCTTCTCTGCTCCAAAATCACAATTCCCAGCTTGGCTGATACCACCCATTGAACATCAATGTAGGTGTTACTTGGTTGAAGACACCATTGTTGGTGCAATCAAGAGTATAAAGAACGCTAAGATAAAAATGCCAACTATGCCAGACTGGTTTAATCGGACATTCAAGGAAAGTGTGGCACTTGGCGGTAGAATATTCTCTGACGAGCATCCTTATTTTGCCGTGGATAGCCGTGATGAGAATAATTTGCGAGACATAGCGCAGCGTATAAAAGACAAGTATATGAATGGCTAAAGGCAAAGTTCCTGGAGGTGGTGCAATCACTCCTATGCAAATGATGCAGCAGTGGAAAAATGCGCCACACAGGTTTGATTTGAATTTGAATAATTTTGAGGTTCGCATAGGGCGTACGGCAGAAGAGATATTTAAGAAGTCGTTTGAAATGCACCGATTCAATACAGCTTCTTCGCAACCTTGGCAAGCAAGGCGTGACCGTAAGCCGCATCCGATACTCAAAGAAACCTCAACATTGAAGAACTCAATAAAGCACAAGTCGTTAGGGGGCAAGAAACGGATTGTTCGTATTTATACAGACCCTACGGCTTTTGGAACAGCGGCACGACACAGAGGATTCTGCTATGCTGCTGTGCATAACGATACGAGTGGAAGTCATACCTACGGTAAGTCTGGAGTAAAAAGTATACAGCGACAATTTATAGGCTATTCTTCATACTTGGAAGATGAGTTCAAAAAACTTGCAGCAACTACTTTATTTAATGGATTTCCTAAATGATAGTAGATAAGAAAAAGAGACAAGAAGTTTCACAGGACATAACGGAAGTTATAAACGATGACGGTACTACTTCTGTAGATTTGAAGAATCTGACAGTGGAAGAAGCAGTTAAGGTTAATGCCTTGTCTGAAGTCTATTTGGCATTACGTTCAATATTGGAGCAAATACATATAGACCCAGACGATGATACAAGTCCACTGCTTTTCAAGACAATCAAGTTAGAAACAGGGCAACTTACTCGTATTAAAACCAACGAGTTCAACAAGGAATACGTCATAGGTTTTCCAGCTTGTTTCATTCATTATATAAATATGAATTGGCTTGTAGGTCAGTCGAATATCAATGCTGGAAGATGTACAGTCCGTGTTCATTATGTATTGAACAACTTGAATAATGGCGATGATGATGTGGAACTTAGTGGATTCAGAACCTTTGAGTTGATAAATTCTGCCATAAACGCCAATAAGGACAAGTTCCCAGCATTGGTAAACAAATTCCAGTTGGCGTATTGGGATATGCCAGAGACTTTTGACGATGGCGTGCAGCCATATTGGATTGACTATGAAGTGGCGTTTAATGACTACACATCATACCGATATAAGGATTATGTAGAGCGTTATATCGTCATGCCGCCATTCACCAACCACTCTGACCAACTTCCAGAGCATAATCAAGACGGACATGAAAATCATACGGAACCGACAATTGAGGAAACAGCGCAATTTGAGAATGTTGATGCAGAATAATTGTTCCCATTTCAACCTTTTTATTTGAACATTTCTATTCTTCAGAAAATTGAATATAAAAGTTAATGGACGTAAATAATCTAAAGTACGTTGTTGGCAAGGCTGAAATTGACCAGCCAGCTATTATTCGATTCTTTGGTTCTGTTGACAGTTGCTCCACCGATTGTTTTAACGAAGAGTTTTTATGGCTTCAAAACTATGTGAAGCCATCAAAGATTGTCGTTCTTATTAATTCTGATGGAGGCTCTGTCATGTATGGCATGAGTACGTTTTCCATTATCCAGTCATGTCCAATTGAAGTAGACTGTATTATTGAGGGCATAGCTGCATCAATGGGCAGCGTAATTTGGACGGCTGGAGATCATCTATATATGCACGATTATTCAATTCTTATGATTCACAATCCATTTGTCTACGATTCTGATTCGGAAGACGAAAGTGTGAAGAATATGGTAAATGCCTTCAGAAAGCAGATTGAGACGATTTATGTGAAGCGTTTCGGTCTTTCCAAGGACAAGGTTCGTGCAATCATGGATGGCGATGGTGATGCTGACGGTACATACCTTAATGCCAAAGAAGCCGTTGATGCTGGAATCATCCCAGCTACACATGTTATCAAGACATCCAAACAAGTTGTTGAAAAAGTAAAAAGTCAAATTGAAGGCGTAAAAAGCGTTGCGTCTATTTGTGACATAATGAACTCTGCATTGAAAGAAGTTGATGAAAATAAACTTCTCTCAGAAGTTGTTTCTATTCGTACACAGAATAATTCAAATTTTAATCCTGTTACTACAGGGCAAGAACAAAACACAATGAAAGAGAACGAAAATGTTCAGTTCAATGCCGTAACAGCACAGCTTGGTTTTGAGGCTGAGACTTCGTTGCAGTCCGTTTCTGCACGAATCACACAGCTCATCAATGCAGAGAAAGAGCTGAAAACGGTGAAGAGTAAGCTGGACGAGCTTCAGATTCAGTTCAAAGGTAAGGAGACTGAGGCGAACAACCTCCAGAAGAAGCTCAATGATGCTGAAGATGAGTTGAAGGTATACAAAGATGCCGAAGAGGAAGCTCGCAATGCTTCTATCACAGCTATGGTTGAAGATGCAATTAAAGCTGGCAAAATTGATGCTGGTTCCAAGGAAGATTGGATTGGCATGGCGCAAGCAAACTTGGAAATGGTAAAGAAGACGCTTGATTCCATTCCTGGCCGTGACAATATCGTAGATGACATTGCCAGTGACCCAGAGAACAAGAAAGACGCTGAGAAAGCGATGGAAGATGTCAACGCTAAGATGGCAGAGAAGGTCAAGGCAGTCGTAGGCAGTAACTTTAATCTCCAGACATTTTAATAGAAATGGGTACAATTAATTACGCTGGTAATACCTATGCTGGTGAGGTACTTGAAGACCTCTTGGTATATACCGCACATGGTAACGATACATACAATGAGGGGCTGATTCACATTGTTCCTGGTATACAGAAGCGAAAGACTCTGCCTCATGTTTCACTCGGTTCAATCATTCAGGATAATGTAGCAACTCCTACTTCAACGCAAGGCGGTGCTGACGGTTCTACTGGCAAGAACGAGTACAAATTCTCAGAGCGTTATCTGGAGCCGCAGGACTTCATGGTATATCTGGAGTTTAATCCTCGTGACTTTGAGGAATACTGGAGACCTTTCCAGCCAGAGGGCGAGCTGATTTTCCGTGACCTCGATCCGAAGGTGCAGGCAACAATGCTTCATCTGCTTGTTGACCGAAAAGACCAGTACATCGGTGACTCTATCTGGTGTTCAAAGAAGGGCGGAAAGGTTTCTACCATTACTTCTGACCAGCCTACTACGAATGTTACTCTTGGTGGCGATAGCGATGCTGGCCCGATGAAGTATTTTGACGGTTTTGTAGTTCGCTGTCTTGACAACCTCGCAGCAAACGCTGCTGGTTCTCCCACTGAAGCTCAGAAGAATGAGAAGGCTACTGGTAAGGTTGTTCTCGCTGGCGCAACAGCAATGACTACTGGTGAGGCAGTAGAAAAAGCCCTTTACGCAATGTATCGCCAGTGTCCTAAGAAGCTCCGTAAGAGCAACAAGTTGAAGTTCGTCATGGGTTGGGAGCTTTGGGATTTGTATGACGCATACCTTTCAAGCAAGGATGTGAAGTATTCTGAGAACGCAGATGTGAACAAATACCGCTTCAAGGGCAAGGAAATCAAGGTCATTGATGGTATTCCAGAGCAGACTATCGCTCTCGGCAAGTTCACTCGTGACATGGATTCGTGCCTCTGGATGGGCGTTGACTACGCAACAGACCAAGAGTCTGTTAAGGTTGAGAAACTTCAGGCAAACAGTGAGTTGTACTTCTTCCAGATGCGCATGAAGGTCGATGTAAACATCGTACTTCCTTCAGAGATAGTTCTCTGGACTACTTACAAGTACACTGAGTAATCCAACAATTCAGTAACTCAATATAAATCAAGGGGAGTGGAGTCAATTTACTCCATTCCCCTTTTTAGATTTCAATCATTATGGCAAAGAAGAAAACCGAAGATGCTATTTCTGTAGAAGCTGGAACTGATGCGGTTGTTAATGAAAATACAGAGACATCTGTAAATGAGACTGAAACAGCCGCTCAGTCAGAGGATATTCCAGAAGTTCCAGTAGAGAAGAAAACAAGAGCATCGAAAAAGAAAAGTGAGAGCGAGACTGAAACAGCCGCTCAGTCAGAGGATATTCCAGAGGATGTGAAAGCCGTTTTGAAATGCTATCCAGAAGAAGCAGAACTATATGTTTCCAAGTATGGCGGTACATTCCCGAAAGACTCTGAACCTTTTGTAAGGGGTAATGCTATTCTTTACAAAAATCCGTTCTACAAATCATAACAAAAGATAAATAATGGCTTTAGGTGGCGTATTTATGACCGACACCGATGGTAATATTGGAAAGGAGCTTTCCAACCTTACAGAAAAGGTTTGTGGTCTTGTATTTGACATTTCGGCTCAGAAAGACATTTGGACTAAGGGCGCAGGAGTTAAGCTCGCAGCTGCTTTGAAGGACACTGTTGTTGAGCTTAATTCAATTGAGGACGCTGAGACACTTGGTCTTGTCGCATATACAGGCGAGAATGACAGCGATTCCAATAGCAAGGACTTTCTCGCTGGCATCCCTTATTACCACATCAAGCACTTCTTCACGGCTTGCAATAACTCTGGTAGATTGTTTATCGCATTTGCTGATTGTTCAAATAATTGGAATGTGCTTGTAGACATGCAGAAGGCAGCGCATGGCGTTATCAATCAGTTTGGTGTATGGACTGAACAGCGTCTCTGGAAGCAGGCAGATCCTTCAGCAGACACATACAGCATCCAGATTGTAAGCGATTTGCAGTCAACAGCCAAGGAACTTGCTGACAAGTATAATGCACCTTGTGTAGTATTGCTCAATGCCAACACATCAAAGGTTGCAACATCCAGTGGCGATTCTACAAAGGTAGTGTTTAGTAAGATTCCTACCTGTATTGTAGATGCTCGCTATGTGAGTGTGCTGCTCGGACAAGGACTTGATACTGATGTTACCAAGATGCAGTGCGCCTTGGGTTCCACCACTCCAGTAGGCAATATTGGTGCAGCACTTGGCGAGCTTACACAGTGCAATGTCGGTGAGTGCATGGGTTGGGTTCAGAACCACGACCTCGTAGGTTACTTCCCTGACATCGAGTTTGGTTTCGGTGATTCAGAAGTTGAGAGTAACGCATTGAAGAACTCTACCAAGTATTCTTCGCTCAGTCAGACTCAACTTGACACGCTTGACAATCTTGGATATGTATTCTTGGTTCGTTATACAGGGCTTGAAGGACATGTTTACTTCTCTGGAGACCAAACTTGTTCAAGTGGCGACTATTGCACTATCGCTCGTAATCGTGTAATCAACAAATCAAGACGCTCTGTGCGTACAGCATTGCTTCCTTATGTGAACTCGCCTATCAAGGTAAATCGCAGTAACGGACAGCTTTCCGCAGCGCAGATTACTATATTCACCAATTTGATTTCTGACATCCTTACAGCGATGACAGATGCAGAAGAGATTTCTGGCATGGGTAAGATTACCATTCCAGCAACTCAGAACATCTTAAAGAACGACAAACTTGTCATTCAGTACACTATCGTTCCT